TTCATTTCTTCATCTTCTGCCAGGTCTTGTTTGAGTTCTTTGATCAGAACAGAAATCAATTTGTTTAGATTCTTCTTTCTTTCTGTCCTCTTTCTTGGCGCATCCATCATTTTTCGAAGTGTATTCAAGCTTGAATCACGCACGATTCTGTCATTTAGTTCTGCCATTTTCCTCCTTTTATAAACATGTTGTGGTTCGTCGGCGCTCGATTAATGAAAAACAATCGTCGGCGGTCGGATCTCCACATGTTAGACGAACGAGCCGACGATCTTATTCACGCCGGATGCGTTTTTTCGGATCGTCGTCGGTCGTCGGCAGTTTGGCCGGGTGGCGCCGGGTTTCTGTCTGCTTGAACCTATCTAAATGTTGTACGGCTAACCGTATTACAGCGTTGGCATTATCTTCACTCAATTGTGATGCTTCGCTGTCGGGCACTCTTCCACTCACGAAGTAAGTTGCATCCTGCAATTTCTTGCTAGCCCCTTCGACAAGTTTCAAATAGAAGCTTCTTTCCTCTTCCCCCATATCGGGATTCCAGCTTCCTTCAGCGAAGGCGTCGATTGCCTGCTTGACTTGCTTTCCACTTTTACCTTGACTGAACTCCAAAGCTAGCTCTGTAAAGCCATCATATGGATACCAGCCTTCGCCATCTGTTCGAACCAGGGCAAAGGTGGTACCACAAATCAAAACCCTTCCAGCATTAATATGTGGAAGAATATGGTTGATATAGATAAACATCTTAGCGTGGATTAGGTTTCTTTCAATTGACATGCTCACCTCTCACATCAGTCCAACCATTATACCACAGGGGNCACGGNCANGTCAAGCTTCCCGTNCGGCCGTAGGGTTGAAAATACTAGTAGCAGTTATGTGGACTTAGATATTCTTGAACTCGCCATTCATTATTATATTGTTCTTCAAAACGAATCTCCAGACCGGTTCTATAGTGACCATCATAAGATGCGCAATCCCACTTGCAAATATATAAATCGTAGCCGGCTGTATATACAAGATCTGAGTTGCGGCAATGTGGGCCGTACCAAGTGTCAAAAGAATAATGAGGGGTTACAGGTACCCTCATTTGCATCTCACTGGTGTAGATCTCGCAGCTAGTCACAAGTAACGTAGCTAAAAGTAAAGTTAAAATTTTATTCATTTTCGTTCTCCTTAGTGCTTGTTCGGTCAAACCAAACTTTTGGTATGAGCCAGTTCTTCTTTTTATAATCAAAAGTTAGGCTGGATCCATAATAGTTTCTTAGATCTTGGAATGTTCTTAAAGGATAAAACTCCTCTATAGTAATTAGCTCGTGATCTTTCTTTTTTAGATTATCAAAAACCCATTTTGTTCCTTCTTCATAAATCTCTTTGCCTTTTTCGGAAAAAAGCTTGCGAAGGTTTCGACGAGATTCAATGAAATCTGCTGCAGTAAAGCAAAAGCCAAGTGGTATATCCTGCGTTGCGTCTTCGTTTTTGTGTTGCAAGAAAACATTGTTTTTTCGAATGAGTTCTCGTTTTTCCCGTAAGGGCTCAAAATCGTATACACCAAAGGGGGAAGAGACATAAATCTTGTCGTATGTTGTCCATTTTGACATAAACTTTGATACATAATAAGATGAATGGGCCGCCCAGATAATTTGCCACGCAACACTCTCCATCTTGTTTATGTGCATTGAGTTTAAAGGCACATAAAAAATCGGGATATATCTTTTTAGTTTCCAGCCGTCTTTTTCAAAAGAGCGCTTTGCCCAAACCGGGTCCAAGGCTACTTCACCTATCCGTTCTTTTGTTAGTGGAATCATATGGGGATCGCAACAGATCCAAATACTGGAGCATCCGACTGTTGCGCATTCCATTACCGATCTTTCTAAAAGAGAATAGTCGTGTTCTAGCGGCATTAAGCAATCATCCCACTCAAAACCAAAGTTGATACGTCGGTCAAACGAAGGAATAACGCCAACCATATTTGTTGTTGGCTCTAACTCTATCATAAGGGTGGTAGTTCTAATTTAAGTAAATCATTGTAAGGCTCCCATTTATGTTGGACGATTGGGAAGCGGAAATTATTCACGTTTTTATAGTTTTTTTTCTCTAAGGAGTAAATTTTTCTTGTTTGGGGTCTCAATGAGATACCACGAAATAGGTGTGGCCTGTCTGCTCTTGCGTAGCCCGTAACCCCAGCCTCCTTCATTATATCTTGTGCCTTGAAGCGTACAGCATAGTCAGCATAGTTGTGCCGGTTTATTTGGCGGCTGTTTAGATAAGAGATNGCATAGAACTCTCTAACATTTTTTGTAATAATCTCGTTGACAAAAAAGTGTTCCCCTTTAATCCCATTACCTGGATATCTTAGTGGCTTTTTTGCTTTTAAGAAATCAACTATTCTAAACTCTTTTTTATTTTCTATGCTCTCGATCTCAAAAGTGTGGTTTTTTATTTGATCTGCGTCGAATATGTGGTATTTGTCGGCTTTTACGAGGAATTCGAACTTATTGCTCGCTATAACCCTCAACCCCCCTTCGTGAAGGTACATCCCATCATGAAAACGACAATAGACTTTTGGATAATGGCGGCCATGATATAGATGAAGGATCCCAAGCAACTCTGATAAGCCTGAACTCATTAATTTTCTTGTGTGAGTTTTATAATCGGCTAACCAGTGGTCGCTTGGGATCCCTACTTTGTTGAAAACCTCTACCCATTTTTCATCGTACTCCAACCGATCGTAGATCTGGAAGGCATCCCAGCGAGTTGAGATAACTGGTAGTTTGTTTTCTATGGCAAATATCAACGAAGGTATGTTGCCCCCCACAACAACCTCGTCGTATTCATATTCAATCATTCTCTTCGATTGCTGCAACGTATATATAGCCAAAACTAAATAGAAATGTTACAGCAATAAATGTAATAATAATATCAAGCATTGTCTTTCTCCATCAGGATCCCTCGGTTGTATCAACGTGACTACGCCTCATTGACGGCCTGATATCATTGCAATTATAAATAATGTTGCCACACTCGCTGCACGTGTATTGTTCGCAAACCAAACCAGTCAAGCCAGCAGGCCATTCGCCTTGTGGGATAGGTTGCCAATGCCGGCTGCCTTCCTCTGTGGTGTTGGTGTTGGGACAAGGATCTATGTCTTCGAGGCATTCTGATGTTGCATATACGAATTCGCCTTGCCAAGTTATACCATAGCATATGCAGTCGGCTTCAACTCTTTTTGCAAAACTGATTAATACTAAAAAGAATACTAGTACTATTAATTTTTTCACCTGTCTCCTTTACCGGTACGTGCCCAAGATATGACTCTCCAGAATGAAGAACTGCTCTTCGCCACTTGAATCAACAAAACTTTCCAGCATAGTTGCGTCAACCACAACCATGACATTGCCAATATCATCGTCAGTGAACACCGTGCATTGTTCGCCGACACCTAGAAGGGTAGCAGTCCTATACCTTTGTTTTACTTCTTGTAGATAATCATCTGGGAGAAGTACTTGCGACTTTTCGCTTTCCTTCTCAGGCTTAACTTCAACTAGCGAAACATGTAAAAAACGATTGCAAGGGTCAAGACGCATCTGTGTACCCCCGATTTGCTGAGACAGTAGTCAGAAGCTTGCTATACATTTCTTGTAGTTCCTCTAGATTTTCATCCTTCTTAAGCATACGATAGGCCCTTACTGCTAGCCGCATCTCGTCCGCTGTAAGCCACTCATTCTCCTTGTAGTTTGCACGAAGATCTCTCTTAGCGTCCTTGTAGGGTTCCATTTCTTGTTCAATGGCATCAAAAGTCTGAATGAACTCTCGAACCTTTTCTGTTTTTTCTTCTTCTCTCACAATTGTCCTCCGTATATGATAATTTGTGTTCTAATCGTTTTTAAGGTGTTAAGCGGCTGATTATTCCCTCTACTCAACAGATATTATTCTAGCACTTACCGGTCCAGAAGTCAAGTATTTTCTACTTCACTTCACAGTTTCCAGCTTGGCATGCTAGCTCTCCTGCGAGGTCTGTGTTGTCTTCCATTTCGATAATCTTTGTAAGATCAACATCCTTAAGAGTGCTAAGCAATGCATCGTATTCTTCTTTTGAACACTCCTGGAAGGGTAATTGAACATGTGTATGCTCGGAATAGGGAAGAACGGCTAGTCCGTTGTATACTTTCCTGTTTTCCCACATCCACTCGCCGACATCATCCCACTCGCTTTCACGAACTGAAATAGTTGCTGAAACGTTATGTGTGTTTTCTCCCTTCCTGTGGCCGGCCTTCACCCACTCACGAGAAATGCGCTCAACTCGCTTAAGTAGAGAAAGCGCACTCTCGGTGCGATAAATAGCGCCATCGGGTGCTTTTTGAGGAACCGAAATAACTGCAGTGTCATGCGGCCGGAAGAATTCATCTTCAACTAGCTCCGGATGCTTTTCCAAGAGGTAGGAATAGATTGCCTCGTTTTTGCCTAGGCGAATTCGACGAATGTAATAATCACTGTGCCATGCATGAATACCGGACGATGTGCCAAGCGTGAGCGACGTAGTGCCGGCTGGTTTAACACACGTGGTCCTTGCCGCAGGTCGAATGCCGATAAGTCCGGCTACTCTTTCGTTTTCTTCTTTTACTACCTTTGCGCCGGCCTCCATATCTAAATCCAATACTGCGCCGGATGCGATACCGGTCATTGAAACACCGATGAGCGCATCTTTCTCTGTTGTTCTGCGCCAAACATCACGAAGGTAATGGAAGTCCGTATACCCTGCTTGGAGGGTACCGATGAAGGCGGCCGCACGACAGCGAGCCTCATACTCTTCTTGTGAGTCGAGATCCGAAGCATTGATCTCAGTCAGGTTACAGAACTGGTAGGGGCGAAGTGCGATCTCACAACATGGATTCGTGCCCCAGTCTTTATCGTTTGATAGATAAATGCCGGGTTCGCCTGATCCTGACTTTCGGATCCGATCCCAAAGTGAAAGAAAGTAATCCTCATCGACTTTATGGCGTAAGATCACTGCAGAGTTGTTTGCACGACCACGATGTGGGTTTGATTCCCACCAATTTCCTGCTTTTGAAGCAATCATCTCATCATCGTCTGCCGAGAAGAGCGCAATGAGGGCTGCACGTCGAATTCCGCCGGCGAGAACAGCGTCTGCAATATGACAAATCGCATCATGAACTTCGATCGGGGCGAGTTTATCGCCATCTTCCTTTTGTGAAAAAATGCCCACAAGCTTCACCAGACACTCACGTAAAGGTTGTGGCCCCGGGGCTCTACCACCAGAAGTGAATAGGCGGGCGCCCTTTGGCCGAATATCTGAGAAGTCAAAACGAATTCTTGAAGTACCACGGTAATAAGACAATACTAGCGCTTTCACGGCATCAGCCCACCCTTCAATTGAGTCCCCAATAAGAAAGCGACGTGTGCGCTTTCCATTTGGTCGTCGAATCTCAGGAAGTTTCTCAACATGGTGAGTTTGCACAGAGTATCCCACACCGGTACCACCAAGAAGAAGAAACATTGTCTCGAGAAAGCTGCCGGATGGTCGATAGGTAGGTAGGCACAGTTGTATACTCTGTTCGGAGCAACCTCAATAGGCTTTCCGGCAAACTGCATTGAGCGCATTGAAGGAAGCGCCTTCTTCGGCCGAACAAAATCTTCATATACATTAACGATTTCGCTAGCTAAATCCGGGTATTTCTTAATGTGTAAATACATGTTTCTGTTGACCAGTTCATCCCAACTTTCTCTGCGATTCTGGGCTGGGATATACTTGGCGTACTTCATGTGCACCGTGATGTCTGATAAGATCTTTGTGGCTAGCTCCATTATTTGTTTTCTCCTTCGTTTTTCATTTGCTTATATTGTTCTCGCAGGTGGCTCATCTGTCTTTTTGCAGTATTTTTCTTCAAATCTTCGATCGATTCGTTTGTTGGCTCTAGAACTCGAATCTTGACGTTGCTAGTATCCATATACAGAGGGAATATTAGCCCATCGGCGCCATTCCTGTTCTTGGCAACGTATAAACGGCCAGTGTTGCAACTGCGATCGTCAATCGTCCTAGAGATAGAACAGATAAAATCAGCAACAAAACACTTGCTGAATGCTTCAGAAATAGCTTCCATCGTTACAACCTCGGCGTTAACGCCAGAACGGTTTGTTTGGGAAGCGGTCCATATGGGGCAAGCGTATTTTTGTCCAAGGCCTCGTAGGTTTTCATATATAGATTCGAGTTCGAATCTCTTGTCCTTATAACTAGTTCCCGACTTTAAAAGATCGGCATAATCGACAACGATCAATCCGACGCTGATACCTCTTGAAGCTAGCTTTTCTAGGTGGCGATCTAGGGTTGCAACAGACGCTGACTTTGTTGGGTATTCCTTTACGATAAGGGCTCCATCAATCTCTTTAATAGAGTCTAGAACATCTTCTTTCCTATTCCTTAGATCGTCTAGCTTGATCTCGGAAATACAAGAATCATATCTCTGTGCGACTACCTTGTCAGATAGCTCAAGTGTATAATGTACAACTGTTTTGCCCACCATCGCAGCTTGTGTGCCTAAGTGAACTAGCGCCATGGATTTTCCTGCTCCGGTTGGCGCAATAACGACGCCTAGTTCTCCGATGCCGTGACCGCCTTGTGTCAGATCATCGATAAGCGGCCAGCCGGTTGTAACAGGGTGCCTAGGCTTCTCTACATAGCGAGCATCAAAGTCCTTAATAAATCATGGCCAAAGTCATTATCCATACCAAGCTTAAGCGCTTCATCGATAACTCCCTTGATATCATCGAATGAAGAGTTTTTAATAAGCGAGATAGAGTGAAGGATAGCCTCTTGGAGCTTTTGTTTCTTGCAAAAATCCAATGCTTGATTCTTAATATAGTCTGAGTCTGCGACTACTTGATTTCCAATGGCTTTTGCAACAAAGTTTCGGATCGTTGCCTGGACTGATTCCGGAAGATCTGAAATTTCAGTTCTCACCAGAGTCTCCAGAGTTTCTTCAGACGGGTGAATGCTGTATTCTGTCCTATGCCTGAAGACGAGCTTTGTCAGTTCTTGCAAAGCTTTGTTCTCGAAAAAAGACACGTCGAGGACTTCTTCCATCTGATCGGCAAAAGGACGGTCAAACATAATAAGCTTGCATAGCTTTTCTTGGAAAGATTTACCAAACTTCTCAAACCCATCTTTGTTGCCGAACGTTGTATCTTTAGTCATATTCATTTTCCTCCTTGCCTTAGAGTTCTCTGATTGTCCATTGCCATTCTTGAATAAAGGCGGATCGAGGACCAGTCGTAGGCTCCTATCCCTTCCTTAATTAACATTCCATCAAAATCTCTTTGGGAATACGAGAATAGTTCATTATACACGTCTCGGGTGCCGTCTGCAACCCCAATCGGGATATCCGGAGCATAAAGTTGCATCATCTTATAATTGCTGTGCAGTAGTTGTTTGGATTCCAAGAGTTTTTTGTGGACAGCCATCGGCTTCTCTTCTTTCCTGCATCCTCTAAGAATATCATCAACCCCGTAGAACTTATCCTCTGA